TATCGCCAGAAGGGAGATCGTGAAGGTGTTCGCGTATTTTTGAATGCGGCAAAGACTGAAGTATTAAATCAGCGTTATTTCCTTGGGCCATGTCCATTCTGAGGTGAATTATGGATTTGAACAAATTCGATGAGCCATTCAGCCCTGAAGATATCGAATGGCGAATACAGCAAAGCGGTAAAACACGCGATGGCAAAGTGTGGGCTATGGTGCTGGCTTATGTCACGAACCGGGCAATCATGAAACGCCTGGACGATGTTTGCGGCAAAGCAGGATGGCGCAATGAATACCGCGATATTCCCAACAACGGCGGCGTTGAATGCGGCATATCAATAAAGATTGATTCCGAATGGGTAACCAAATGGGATGCTGCTGAAAACACGCAGGTAGAAGCAGTCAAAGGTGGTCGTTCCGGCGCAATGAAGCGCGCTGCCGTTCAATGGGGAATCGGTCGGTATCTGTATAACCTTGAGGAAGGTTTCGCACAAACATCTCTCGATAAAAAGCAGGGGTGGCACAGGGCAAAACTGAAGGATGGGACAGGATTTTACTGGCTCCCTCCATCGCTGCCGGGATGGGCAATCCCAGCATCAGATAACAAACCATCACCAGAAAATACCAACCAGAAATCTCCATCGGTTGACTGCGAACAAATCCTGAAAGACTTCAGCGATTATGCAGCGACAGAAACTGACAAGAAAAAACTCATCGAGCGTTATCAGCATGACTGGCAATTAATGGCTGGAAACGAGGAGGCGCAGGCTAAATGCGTTCAGGTAATGAACATCAGAGTTAACGAGCTAAAACAGGCGGCATAAATGGCAAGCAGAGGCGTAAATAAGGTGATCATTATTGGTCGCCTTGGGCATGATCCAGAAATCAGATATTCACCATCAGGAACGGCATTTGCAAACCTTACAGTTGCTACGTCAGAACAATGGCGTGATAAGCAAACTGGAGAGCAAAAGGAGCAGACGGAGTGGCACCGCGTGGTAATGAGCGGGAAACTGGCAGAAATTGCCAGCGAATATCTGCGAAAAGGCTCTGAGGTTTATCTTGAAGGAAAATTGCGGACAAGAAAATGGCAGGATCAAAGCGGACAGGATAGGTTCACTACCGAAGTCATCGTGGGCGTTGGTGGAACCATGCAAATGCTTGGTGGCAAGCAAGGAGGCAATGAACAGTCTTCACCTCAGCGAAATAATGGTCATCAACAAAGACAGCAACCTCAGCAGCATGGAAATCACAGCGAACCACCTATGAACTTCGACGATTCGGATATTCCGTTCTAGGAGCTGAATATGAAAATCTG